CGTAAAGGAAACTAAACAAATTTCGGCGAATCGCCTGCTGAAGGAAATAAACTAAACCTTCTTCACATCTTCACGATACCGTGAAAACCTCATCCAAGAACCTTAATGCTCAATTATCTTGGGTTTATCCGAATACCATTTTCGGTATCTCTTCTCATCTTTCGCCATCGTGACTACCGCACAAATAGCCGGGTAGATATCTCCGCATTTGTACTTCAACGACACAGCGTACGCCAACTCCCGCGCCGCCAACTCATTGTCCCAACACCTGTAGGTATCCGCGAAGCTCACCCATTTATCGTGCAGCACTTCCTCGTCCGCGATGTTCTTCATGTACGTCAACTTTTCCACGGCCTTCAACGGGTCCGGAAGGTAATGCACCTTACCACCGACTTTTATGATGAACCTGGAACAAAAGTATCCGTGATCCACCGTGGCCATTTTCAGACTCAAGTTGAACAGAGCCTTCGCCGTGTCCACTACACCCGCCGTGTCGAGTTGTTGTTTTGTAGCTATGATAAAATCGTCACCTAAAAACATCATATACAACACGTCGTCGGGTATGATGGGGATGCAACGCGCTACGAACAACATACCAAAGGCCGAATTGCCCAACGCCGTCGTCGCGCTCCCCGAGTTCCTCTGGAACAGCTTCCAGAAGCGAATGCCGGCTTCGATACAAGCCGCAGAATTGTACGTCTGCGAATCGATCCAAAGCTTACCAAAAGTGGGTCCGACACCCAGAAGCGTCCACAAACACCACTCCAACTGGCAATCTTCCTCGTCTTGCGTCTTATCATATTGGCGGCAATCGGTATCACCGGGGTAAACCTTGACGTTGTGCTCCTCGTACGTCTCTAGGAAATCTCTGGCCTCTTCCACGCTCATCTTCACGAAGAACTTCACGTTGGGTCTCAAGATACTCATAAGTCGACCTCGTATGACCATGTACAAAGCGCTACACGGCGCATTCGTGTCTTTGTCGTTATACAGAATTGTCTGCGCCATCTTCATCTCGAAGTAACTCGCGAGCTCACCAGTGGCCTTCGGGTCGCGTTTATTCTGTAAGGCCATCTTGCCGATTTCTAAAGCCTGCAAAGCGCTGGGTTTGCCGCCTAACGACTCCATCTGTTCCTGAGTGAGTCGCACAGTCCACGCCGCTAAAGTGTCCTCGTCCAACGTGATAGGATCATCTTGGAACACACGTATCAACTTCCTAGCTCCCGGAATGCACAGCTTGTCAAAGAAACTGTTCAACGTCTCTTGCACCAACAACGAAAAGGCCGTCGTGTCGCGTAACCTCGGGACGTCAAAATTCCGAGTAGCAACCGCACTCAATAGAGCTTGCGGAGTGTTTAAATGTGGCCCCGCCGTGAGAGGTCCCATCACGCTAGGCTCGAAACCGATAAACGCCTTTGGTGGTAAGATTTTTTTGCCGCGTTAACTTCCAATCGCAC